GGTTGATATTGGTAACCTTGTGGATGTTGTGCTATATTCGTGGTTTGAATGAGTTCAATTTTCCAACCTACAACCGTATTGAAGTACTTAACCTCTCCTTGCGGACTTGTCCATTCACGCCCTTGCAGGTTAAAATGTATCTTAACTATTTGTCCTATTTGCAAGTTGTCCAACAATGCGCAATTGCCTTGTGCAAATTGAATGATAATATCTTGTGGATATTGCCCATCGGTGGTGATAACTACATCACGCTTCTGAAAACCATTTTGCCCTACTGATTCGGTGGCAAATATTACTTTAATTCGTCCTTGTATTTCCATAGTTATAATAAAGGTTTTGCGATTTCTAATAGTTCTTTTTGTTCTTCAAGGAATTTATCTGCTGTTTCATCATTTTTAAATATGAACTTGTATGGTTCTGTTTCTTTTAGTATTCCCCATACCATAAAATTGTTATCACAATCCAAAGTAACAGAAACACCTCTTTGTTCCTTATCCTTCTTATTAGGCTGCCAACCTTCATTGTAATAGTCTCTAAGAAATAACAATCTTCTTAACGCTTCAGCTGCATTTGCCAACTCTTGTGAAGGATAACCTCCAAATTCTTCCTTATCGTATTCACTTTTAGGTTCGTAAATTCTCTCAGTTTCCGTCCACGCTTCCTCAAAAGTTGGTGTAGGTGCTTTTTGTTCAAAACCTTGTAAATCTACTTTATAAGGTTTTGTTGAAAGTGTGGGAGTTTCACAAGTTCTATCCCAAGCACTCGTCATATTACCTTTTTCATCATAAAAGAAACTACTTTGCATACATAAAGGTTCTAATCTATGTCTTGAAAAGAATTTAACCTCTAATTGAATTTTACCATTTCTATTATGAATTTCTACTATTTTTCCATTTGTGTCAGGAAAAAATACTTGGTCATAGACCTCCATTCCTTTTTTAAATACTGTTTTCATTTGCTTAAAAAGTCGTTACTAAAACGCTTAGGTGCGAAAACCTCACGACTGCTGGTTTTACTCATTCGTGTTTATAAAAACTTCTACTTTTATGCAGTTTGTTCATTAAAAATCTTTTTGTCAGTAATAAGTTCTCGGTTACCCTCCGAAAACTCAATAAAACGCTCGCATACCTCCTTTAATCGTGGTATATCCAGATTAGGCATATAGGCATAAGCCTCTTTATACACCCCCTTAAAATCAGTAACCAAATACTCAAAATCGGTTATCTCAATGCCTTGCTGATTTAAGCAATAAGGATATACAACGTGCTGCCAGTTGTTGCGATATTTAAAAGCATTATATTTGCCAGTAGTCTTTAAATCTACCACCTTAAAGGGTAGCAAGTAGTCTAAATATCCGTACAAAAAGACTTCACCATATTGAGTGCTGATAGTACCCTCAACTCTGTATTGAGTAAGCGCATTTTCCTCTTTCAAAGGGTTCGCTATACTCTTAGTAAGTTCCTTTGAAAATACGAACTGCCTACCATTAATTACCGCTGTTATCAACTCGCCCTCGCTATGAATATCTATCTTAGTACTCTTGCGCCCCTCAACTATGCAGTCTATAATCTCATTGAACGCTGTACCCTTGTCAGCGGATTCGCTCTCAAATGGCACTCTATTAATGCGGTTAATCAGTTCTTGAAACGCTTGACGCTCGTACTCTTCCTCTGTCAGCGTTGGGGATTCTGATGACCCCCAAAACTGCTGATAGATTACTGATGAATTAAGATAGTTCGTAAAGCTATCCAACAAAGTAGGATATATATTATACTGCTTCATACTGCTTGCTTTCTTTGTTAAACTTTGCATTCAAAGTCGCTGCTTTCTCATTGAGTTTGCGCCCCGCTACTATCTTAGAGTTGCCTATATGCTGCCATTCTTGTAAGCGCATAGCGGTCTCATTAAGGCTATCTATATCAGTTATTACCGCTATATTATCCTCAATCTCTTTAATAAGCTTTTGATATGCCTCATTAGCCTTACGATGTTGCTCTAATCGTGCGTTGTACGCCTCAATTACGTGCGTTGTAAAGAAATCATTAGGAGCGGTAGGGTTGCCCTGCTCATCAATGATAGTAGGTATCTTAAAGAGCGGAGGCAAGTTGCAAGAGTTCTTGCCGTCATTACGTGAAGTAGGGTCAAAGGTAATAGTACGTTCACGCCCTTGCGCCTCTACATACCCCACAAGGTCTAATTCTGTTACAAGATTATCGTAATTACTGCCGCCAAATTGAGGAATGTAACGAGTATCATCACCCTCTGTTTTCGTTTCACGGTGAGCCACAAATACCACGTGCTTATTCATTATGCTAATGCGTTTTACAAGTGCTGAAAACATCATCTTTCGTTCTCCGAAACCTTGCAATGTTAGCATACCATTAGCACGCCCCATCTTAGGGTTGTTCTTAATGATATATTCGCCCATAAAGTCTAACATTTTTCCCCCTGTATCAATTACAAAGGTTTCGTAAGGTGTTAGATTTTCATTTGCCAACACTTCCAAAAAGTCCTGATAGGAATGTATCTGTACTGTGTCTACATCTTGCAAGTGTGCGAAATTCACACGGTGCACCCCATTGTCAAAGTCAAAAAGTAGCGGCTTTGGTGCTGATAGTGCAAGGGTAGTCTTTCCCGTACCCGCTTGCCCATAGATTAGGGCTTTGATTTTCGTCTGAATTGTTAATTCATTTGCTTTTTTTATTAAACTCATATTCATTTGTTTTTAGGTTATTACTTTTCTTAAAAGAAAGTGCCGTGCGTTATTGTTATTTTTTAAGTTTTCCAGATTTCAAGAATAACACGGCACTTATTAATTTGGTAGAGGCTCTTTATCTTTGTTTTTGTAGGACATTCGGCTAATTGCCTAACATTCTTACTTCAATTAGCCGAAGCCTACAATTACATAACAAATGAGCGGATTTAAGACATCTTTTTTATTAGTTTGTTAATCTCATTGCGCTTTGTTCTCAACTCGTGCAAAAACTCACTACTGCTAATCTCTTGTACTTCATACTTCATTTCTTCATTTTGTCGGTATATATTATCTGATATATAATTTCTCATATTGATAGAAGTTTCGCCTACATCTATAGTTTTCAATAGTGTAAGATTTTCATTTATAACACTCTTCTCATAAACTCTAATGCACCAGCTAATATTCTCAAACTTCACTCGGTAGCATTTGCCTAATTCTAATGTTGTGATTTGCTCTTTCATAGTTGTAATGATTTTAAAGGTTAAATAAACTGATGCCAATCGTGAGATAAACTCTCATCATATCTCATCTTGTTAGTCTCGTAGTTATCGCACCATCTATAGTGTTCTTCATCTTCTAACTTATCGTAAGTCTTACAGAGCAAGTCTAACAATGTATCTTGCTGCTCGGCTGTGAATTGCAAATCATAATAACTACCTCTATACTCTACAAAACTATCATTATAGGTTATCTCTATACGAGATTGCCCACCTCTCTTAACCCATTCACCGCCTACACATAGATGGTATACACCATGTGATGAACTTATAACGAAGTAATCTAAGGTGCTTTCTTCTTCAATTCTTACCTTGCTAATAAGGCAGTCAAACATTGCCTTGCTTACCTTACCGCTTGGCGTGTAATTCTCTTTTCTCATTTCAAAAAGATTTAAAACTGGGGATTCTTGGTCTTGAATATCACTAACTCGCACTATATGTAATGCATCATTAAACGCTTCTTTCTCGTGAGGTTCGCATTCGCTGAATTTCTTGCCCTCATAGGTTACATAGCCATTGTTTAGAAGAATTTGGCTATTTTGTTTTGTCATTTCTGTTTTTTGTTGTAATTTTGCCATTGTATCAAAAAATTAAAATTATTACTTAATAAAGGCGGTGCTGGGATAGTGCCGCTTTTTTTGTTAGCTATTTTGTCGGTAGCGTTCGCATTCAGCTAAAAATTGCGCTTCATACTTTGATATATCTACCACTTTCTTTTGTCTTTTAGAAGACGGCTTGCTACCTTCCACAATAGCAAGCTCGTCATTAGTACGAATAATCTCATTTGCAAGAGTTCTTATTGCGCTTTCGAGACATAACTTTGTAGTCTCTAATTCTTTTATCTTACTCTTTAAGTGTCGTATTTGTTGTTGCTTGTTCATATCTCAAGGTTCTATACTTATTAAGTAGTGTTTCTTTTTCTTTTTCGCTCTCAAACTCGAACAAATCATCTATATTGTCGGTTTTAGCGAACTTCTTTAAAGGGTTGTAATTCTCTATCTTCAGAAACATATAAGGTCGCATATACAACCAGTGTCCAATTGTTACCGGCGACTTTCTAACTTCTTTTGAAAAATCAGCCATCTGACTACTAATTAATTTGCTTACTTCGCTTGTTAATCTCATATTATTTATTACTTTTGCAACGTTAATAGTAACGTTTCATTTTGACAGTGCAAAGGTACAGATATTTTCTGTATAAACAAATAATTTGACAGATTTTTTCTGTATTTATTTGTTATATTTTTGTAATAAATTGATTTTTAACATTTTGTAATGAAAGATTTTTTGAAGAAAAAATGATAATGTATGACAAAACAAGAATTAGAAACTATAAAAGATTACTTAAATGAACTTGTGAA